TTTCATCCTCATCTTCATCTCTCTGTCTTCGAGCCGGCTTTTCGTCCGATTCTTCTTTTTCTTTCAACTTTGCTTCACGCGTTTTCTTTACGCAATCACGCCACTGATCACACTGTTCGCAATCATCGGGATATTTGTTTGCGTCTTTCCCGAATTTGTGACCAAACTCACACTGATCCGCCTGAACATCATCATCTTGTTTTGATTTTCTGGCGGGTCTTTCATCATCGTCTTCATCTCTTCTTCTGGACCGAGAAGGTTTCTCATCGTCATCATCGGTAGCTCTTGCTCTGCGAGAAGGACGATCAGCATCATCGTCGTCAGTGGCTTTTCCGGATTTATAAATATCCAGTACTTCATCATAGGTGGGAATTTTGATTATTTCGTCAAGACAGAAACAATCATCAAGAACATCTTTACTGATCTTAAAACCCTTTGGGCGGTCAAGCAACTGATGACCATAATATTTTGTATCGTTCGGGCCGGTTCCTTCACGTCGGAAATAAACTGATTTGCCTTCGTCGGGATCCATGAAAGGAATAATGGGATCAATCTTTTCATCCATACCTTCCCGAATGGGAACTGTTGCAAGTTCAAGAAGATGTTTTCCCATAAACCAATGAGAAACAACGAAGAGCTGAACGCCTTTCTTTTCTTCGCCCTTGTCATAACAGATAATGTTATAAACGGATTTCGGATTACGCTTGGGCATCAACGATTTGATAACCTCTTCGTCTTCGCCATTTCTTTTCAGTCTTGCAATATCTTCACAGATAGGACAAGGCTTGCCATAAGTTTTGCTCAAACACATGATCTGGTTTTTGCCTTCAATCCCAAGGCCGGCGTGAAAATAATATTCATAAACATATTGAATTTCACCCTTTGAAGCCGAAGGATCAAATTTGCCCGCTTCATACGGCAAGATGTCGATGATATGTTTTCCTTCGCCACATTTCCAAATTCTTTTTTTCGCCTCTTCGTCTTTAAAGAGAAGCCCTCCACCAAATGACTCGTTACGTTCCTGATTCTCTTTGAGGCGCTTCGCCAACTGCTCCCTCATATTTTTACTGCTCATTCTTAAAATCCTCCTTTTTCTTTTTCAACATGGTTAAAAATTCGCTCTTCGCTTGGAAGTAACTTTTAAACAAACTGAATGCAAAAAGCCTCAATACAACATAGAATGCAATCAACGCAATGCATCCAACTATTAAATATAAAATTAACGGGGCAACATCCATTTTATCCTCTCTTCTTATTCATTTTTTCTGAGAGCGCCTTTTTTGTATTGACAGTGGGGTCAGCATAAATACCATTAATAATTCCTTCTTGTAGCAATTCAAGAGATGTTTTGCGTTGCTGAAAAGCCCACTTAACATCAACCATGATTGCCTCTTCTTCCATTGCTTCGAGAAGCTTTTCATTGACCGCCTTATATTCTTCATCCATACGAATATAGGCATCGAGTCTATTTTCTGTGACTTTCTCTCCTGCCTGTTCAATTTTTAATCTGTACTTTCGATCAAGCTCGGCACGAACCAGTTTCTTTTTCTTATCGAGCTCGATACGATTTACCATTGCTCTTGCTGACTTTTCTGCCCACTTAATGTAAAGTCCCGGTTGATTGATGATTTCTTCTTCAAGACGATGTTTGTTGATCTTAATTTCTTCCATATAGTCTGACATGATTTATCCCTCCTTTTTCTTTTATTATATCATATTTTTTAAATAACTGACTGATAACAAGCTAAAACCAATCCTGCCTTTTTTGAGTAAATAAATGATTCTGAAAAAGAACTAATTACAAAAGGTGCTTGTTTGTTGTCCCCATTAAGCAATACCGATGACATATAGCCCAAGACCGCATATCGGATTGATTCAGGATCTTCATTAAGCTCTTTCAATATGTCAGCAATGATTTTCCATTTTTCTTTCTTGAGTAATGCCCTGCAAAGATCAATTACTTTTGGATTGGTTTTATTGGTTATCAATGCCTCTGCTTCTGCTACATCGGTTATGGCTCTTAACATGTCAACCGCAATAACAATCTCTCTTGGAATGCCATTACATTCATCAACAATAATTTGTTTGATCTTTGAACTCATTACTATCTTTTCTTCGGTGCATATCCAATCAATGAGTCTCAATGCATTTTCATCATCTATCGGTTTTACTTCGTAAGATTTGCAACGGCTTTTGATGGTAGCGGAAACCTTTTCGGGTTCTGTAGTGCATAAAATAAAATAACAGAATTTGGGCGGTTCTTCAAATATCTTTAACAATGAGTCCATAGCATTTCCAGATAAGCGATGGCATTCGTCAATGATGTATATTTTCTTTTTACCAGCAAGAGGTGATAAAAATGCGGTTGCTTTTAATTGTCTTGCATCATCAACAGACGTTTTATCGGCCGCATCAATTTCATAAACATCCATTTTGTCGATTTGCAATTCTTTTGCGATAAGTCTAGCCAGAGTGGTCTTGCCGCATCCTCTCATGCCGTGAAACAAAAAGGTTTGGGTTCTATTTAAAACACCTTTTATATTTCTAACCAACGAATCATTGCCAATAAATTCCTCAAACGTTTCTGGTCTATACTCAATGTGCAACGGTTTCATTATATTCCTCCCAATTCTTTTATTTTATCAACGAAAGCATCAATCGCCTCTACAAATAATTTCTTATTTGATGGATTTCTCAATACGGCAGAAGGGTGAATGCACCAACAGATATAGGTCTGGTATTTATCGTTCCACTCAATCTTACCATTCAAATCCATTATTCCAGATTCTTTATTTGTAAAGGCTTTTAATCCTGTATTGCCAAAAGCAAGGATCAACGCTGGTTTAAGATATTCAATCTCATTCTCAAGCCATCTTTTGCATTTTGTAATATGTTCTCTTGTCGGGGTTTTGCTTTGGCTTGGGTAACATTTACAGATGTTTGTGATATGAAAATCGGATCTTTTCAATCCATGTTCTTTCAATGCGGGCCATAAAACATCTTGACCAGATTTACCGACAAATCCTTTTCCAAGCCTATCTTCATCTTTTCCTGGAGCTTCTCCACAGATCATAATGTTAAAGTATCCGGGAGATGGTAAAACAGGACTTGAACATTCCTGGCATAGTTCACATCGTTCACAAGATAATACTCTCTCATTCACGGGTAATGTTTTTTGAAATATTTTACTATAACCTTTTTTATGATTAATTCTACCATTGACAGTAAATGTAAAATATTCTTCTACATCACCGGTCGGTTCATTCCCGAAAGCACCGATTTGTTCAAGAATTTTTTCTATCTTTGTTTTCTTTTCTTGCACTTGAACAGACTCGAAAAATCCCTTTTTGCTCCCTTTTGCTTTGATATTCATGCAAGCTTCTGCTGTCTTTTCTCCAACACCTTTGATTTCTATAAACGGGACATAAAGTTTATTTTCTTTTACAACCCATCTGAACGCATCTGAAATCCCGACTTTTGGCAGAACTAGTGTCAATCCTAATCTCTTTGCTTCTTCGATCAATTCTTCTTTTTTGGTTTCAGAACCATGAATCAGGTTTGCACAAATAAATTCTGTTGGATAATAGTATTTGACATATGCGCACCAAAATCCAATAATTGCATACTCGGTAGCATGTGATTTGTTGAAGCTATACTTGCCATGAGCTTGCAAAGCCTCCCAAAATTCTTTTGCTTCTTTTTCACTCAGGGTTTTCTTTTCAAGACACCCTTCTATAAATTGCTTTTTGAATGGTGCAAATAGTTTTACATCGTGTTTCTTGGCGATGATTTTTCTAATTTTATCTGCTGTAGTATAGGGCAATCCGGCAACCTTATGAATAACATCCATCACCTGTTCCTGATAGACCATGACTCCATAGGTTGATTCCATGATTTTTTCATAAATTGGATGTTTCTTTTTCCAGGTCTTGCCATCTCGCCTTTTAATATATTCTTCTGTCATGCCAGCATCCATCGCACCGGGACGAACCAAGGCAATAACATCGCTTAACAACTCGATTGAATCAGGGGACACTTCTTTTGCAAGCTTGGTTGTAGACCATGTATTGATTTGAAATACTCCAACATTGTTTCCTGTGGATATTTCTTTGTATATGTTTTGGTCATCAAGCGCAATCTTCTCATAATCAATGTCAACATTATGATTGGTCTTTATAAGCCGCTTTGTTTCATTCAAGATCGACAAGGTATTTAATCCCAATACATCAAGCTTCATTAACCCAACATACTCCGAATCTTCCATATCCCAATTTGAGACAATTATATTATTACGGTTGACAAGATTTCCTTTTGTCCCCTTGCGTAGATCGTCTGCTGAGATAATGACAGCAGCGGCATGTTGACCATTGCCCCGGATTGTTCCTTCCAGAATGATCGCATGGTCACAGACCTCTGGATACTTTTGGTCAAATACTCTGCCAATATCTGTCTTGATGCAGGCTTCTTCGATTGATTTTTCTTCTTCATAAACAATCGACTTTGAAAATTCATCAACATCTTTTAATGGCACATCAAATACCCGCCCCACATCTCTGATTGCGGCTTTCCCTTTCATTGATAAGAAAGTAGAAATTGAAGAAATATTATTTTTACCATAAAGTTCTTCAAGTCTTTCTCTGACCAAATGACGTTTTGAATCCTCGAAGTCCAAGTCGATGTCCGGGAGATCACAATTTCTGGATAAAATTCTTCCATCAAGACAGTAAGATGGATCATTTTCTACAGCAAGGCTATGCACATAACCTTCATAATCAAAGAATTCTATTTTATCAATATCAATTAATTCCTGAATTTTTATTTGTTTCTTTTCCATATTTCTGCCTTTTTTAATATATTAATAATAGTTTGGCTACATACGCTATACATACCAGCAATATCATCGATGTGTTTCTTATCGTACAAAAACAAATGTAAAATTTTATTGTATTCATCTTTTTTTATTTTGCAATTCGGATTCCCGTCTCCATTATATAACCTTTTATTTCTTTCACTTAATATTTTTTTCACTCTTTTAGAATGTGTTTTCCCATACATAGGGTTATTTTTGCCTAATAACTTCCCTTTGTTTTTTCTTGAAATTATTAATTTAGTCATATTACTATGTATTTTCCCATACATCCCATTTTTATCTCCCTTTGTTAAACGAGACATTTTTCTTCTGAATGCTTCTCCATACTGCAAATCTTTTCTTTCTGGCGTCCAAGAAGCACGTAATTTATTTTTTGTTTCTTCCGAATGGTTCCGCCCATACATAGGATTTTTATTCCCAATAACTGATAATGATTTTTTAATCTTTGTTTTTTTTGACGGATGAAATCCCATTGTATTGCCGGCTATTGAACAAATATTATATCCAAAACATTTATCATATGTTTTATATGTGTCAATATAATATTGTTCTCTTGATAATAATTCTTTTTTATTTAATACAATTTCTACCATTTTGAATATAAATGATTTTTTATTTTTATTAAATGCTCTTTGCAAATGAATATTACCATGAATATTGTATTTTAAACTCTTCTTATGGTCTCGCAATCTCTTATCAATATTAATACTACTTCCAAAATACTTTTTATTATTATGCAAATTAGTAATACAATATATTCCCATAATAGGATCGTTCCATTTTTTTATTTTTATTAAATGATCTGACCCGGGAATTAAATCTTTAGCTTGTTTTTCCACAATTTCATTTTGTTTATTCATTACGATCCATTTATGATCTTTTGTACATATTTCATATTTTCCTTGAAAGTATACTTTTAAAAGCGTTTCTTTTACATATCGTTTCCCAACAGATTTTACAGTATCAATTTCCCCATATTTATTTATAACTTTATCGCCTTTTGTTAAACGACTAATTAATTTTGATTTACGATATGGAATAGAAATTTTTGTTGTCGGGACAAAGCATCGATCTTCTGCAATGAATCTTGAAAATAAGAGATTGTAACGAATAGGATCAACAGTAGTAATGCCAAGCAAATATGCCATGAGTGAGCCGCCAACCGATCCTCTGCCAGGACCGACCATGATGTCATTTTCTTTGCACCACTTGACCAGATCGTAAACAATCATGAAGTATGGAATGAATCCTTTCTTCTCAATCAAATCAAACTCGGTTTCAAGACGATTGATATACACCTCGTGTAACGCATACTTTTTGATCTTCTTAAGCTTTTCACAGCAAAGATCATAAAGATAATCTGATACATTTTTTACATTATAACCCGGAACCTTTGGGAGAAATATTTTTTGTTTTTTGATTTCAAACGCGGCACACTTTTCTGCAACCTCTATTGTATTGTATATTGCATCATCAATATCATCCTCTGTTAAAACATTTTGATTGATAAAGGCTTCAATCATCTCGTCTGCTGTTCTCAAATGCAACCCTGTTATATTAAATTTCCAACGGTTAGGGTCTGTCCATTTGGCTTTGGATTGAATTGCTAACAAAACTTCCTGCGTTTCTGAATGTTGTTTCTCAATATAGTGGCAATCATTTGTTGCAACAAGCTTGTATTGGTTTCTGTTGTTATGAAAAATATCTAACATCATCTTGTTTACTTTGGTTTGTAATGAGATATTGTGCGGCATGACTTCAAGATAAAGA